CCCCGTAGGGTCGGACTTCCTTGCGAAACCAAGGAAGCGAAGTTTTTCGCGCTGGGAATCAGCGCCTTAGGGGTAAATCGGTGTTCACGCCGTTGTATATAGGAATGGACAGGGGATGAAGGATTGAACAGGGGATGAAGGATGGGACTGGGGATGAAGGATTGGACCTGATGGCCAATTCGCGCGCGCATACATTATAGTAGTATGTATACGTTAGCGCGAAAGTCTGTCAGAGCGGTGGGCGCGAAGATCTATTTTGTTTTTTCTTCATTTGATTTGTTATTGCATTATTCAAGTGTTAATATAATTTAAACTCAAAAAGTTTTTTGATTTTTGATTGCATTATTCAAAATGTTGTTGTATCTTTGCATCGTGAACAAGAAACAACAATCATTAGAACACCGGCGGCAACGGGTAACAGCGGCGACAGGATCATGAAGAAGATTCAATTCAACGAGGTTAAGAGTTATGAGGACATCGAGAAAGCCATCCAGGATGCTCTCGAATACGATGAGGTGGTCGAGAACGAGGAAGCAGCTCGCCAATGGTTCAAGGATGCCGGCATCGACGGCGAAGTGATTAGCCGTGATATTGCCAACTATCGTCTGCCCGTGTGGAACGACGAGATGGGCGGTGAAGAGCGGTTCACGGTCCGCGTCTATGAACATTACGTCGAGCCCGGTTCAAACGATTATGTATACTCTTACATTATTAAGTAAAACACGTGGAATTATGGAAACTAAGAAGATGACGGCACAAGAGATTGCCGACTATTACAACGAGAGCGAGGAACTGAATGTTCGGGAACTGGAACGTATTATCGAGGAGAACGGATTCGTGAGCGACTGCGGCGAGACGTGGGGTGTGTGCCACAACGAGAGCGAGAAAGTGGTTATTAACGACGATGGCGAGGCCTATGTCGTCACGCGGCACGGCGGTCGACGTGAAGGAGCAGGAAGGCCGACTAACGACAGGAACATCGCCGTGAGCGTGAGGATCTCCAAGGAGGCTTACGGCATACTGAAGCAACAGGGGAACAAGTCGGAGTTCATCGACAATCTCATCAAGAAGAAGCAGGCATGAGCCTGCTTCTTTCATTTTGAATGGTCGGGGGTTGCGATGGCATCGCAACCAACGGGACTGTGGCCACCTTCGAGGCGTCGGTCATGGTGGAAAGGGTGACGGGGTGTTTTTGATTAGGACTACACGACGCCGGCGTCGGTGGAGGTGGAGTAGATGGGGTCGCCTCCGGCTTCGACTCCGATGCAGAGGGTGTCGAAGGCGTCAGAGCCGTCTGTTCGGGATTCGAGCGGGTCTTCCTCGGTTTCCGGGAGTTTCTCTCCGCTCTTGTCTTTTTGGTTGGTGCCATTGACGGTGAGGGCCGAGTCGATAGAGACGAGGAGGTCGGGGTTGTTCTCCTCGTTGATGGCGAGCTTGTATTTCACTTGCCCTCGGAACATGCGGTTGATGAGCTGCTGCTTCACGGGGTGTTTCCACGGGGCGCCGATGTAGATTTCGCGCACCACCCAGCCGTGATGGATGAAGCGGTCGCGGATGACCGTGTGGAAGTCCACCTTGCTCACGCCGTAGTTGTTGCCCACGAAGGTTGCATCGAACACGAAAACCACCTCCTTGTGCTGGAGCGGCTCGTAGTAGGTGCAGATGTCATCCACGAGCTCAGGCAGTCGGCGCTCATACTTCACGTAGAACGACTTCAGGATGCGCAGCGTGAAGTCGGCTCCCGGCTGCCCCACCACCGCCCAGTTGATGTTGGCGTTGGCGTCGAATGCCACCCAGAGGGGCGATATTACGTCGATGTCGCCATCCATGCGACAGTCCACGTGGCGCAGCTTCTCCATGTTGTAGCCCAGCGAGTCGATGTAGGTCTTGTTCACAGCCTGGTAGAGGTTGCGGTCCGTCATGCCGTTGTAGAAGGAATCCTCCGAGTGTTCCACGCGCCTGCACATGATGGTCGTGCGGAAAGTTGCCGGCGGCATGTCGCGATGGCATTGCTTGATGAATTCCTCGCCCAGAATCTCCAGATTCTCAATGCTGGAGAACTCCTTGTATAGGAACGTGTCGGCGCGCAGCATGTTCACCGCCCTGGAGAGTCGTCGCAGATAGTAGATATCTTGGCTCGATGGCGTCTGGTGGTTGGCCATCATGCCATTGACGACCGCCTTCACCCTCTCCAGTTCCGCCACCAGTCCCTCCAGCACGCTGACCTGTTGGCGGTCGCATTTCTCCCTGTCATTCAGGAACCACGACCCCTTCTTTGTGGTCGGCATGTCTGAGAACTTCGCGATGCCGTGGTGATAGTAGAGATGGCCGAACACGTTGCCATTACCACGGTTGGCCGGATAGGTTTCATCCTTCAGCTGCTCGAAGTCGATGAACTTCGCCTCGTCGATGAGCACGAAGTCGAACGACTGCGAGTTCGACGTTCCCTTGCGGTCTTGCGACACGATGGTAGCATACGACCCATTCCAGAACGACAGCGTGTTCTCCCAGTTCATGGGCTTGATGATGGGCTCACGCCAGCCCCAAGCCTTCGGCGGCTTCTTGCCCCATGCGTAGTGCACGTCTTCCTGGAATCCCCATCGGCGGAGGTGAATGTCCCAAGATGGCAGGATGTTCGTCCACATGCGCTTCGAGTTGGGCGCCACCAGCGCCGTGTTGCTGCCAGGCATGCCCTCGACGTTGCGGCGCAGGATGGAGGCAGCGATGAGCCCTTTTCCGATGCCGCGCCCGCCCACCATGGTGAGGAACTTCGTCATCATCGCCAGGATGTAGGCCTGTGCCTGGTTAAGATACTGCTGTTGGGTTGTCATTCTTGCTGATGATTTGTTTGATTTCCTTCTTTCGTTCATCCACCGCGTCGATGAGTTCCACCACGTCGGCATCCTCCACCACGTTCTCCAGTGCGGAATTCGAGAATCGGGCGATGAGCCCGTCAATCACCTTGCGCGCATTGGGAATGGGCTTGAAGCCGAGCACCGACACGTCGAAGGTGAACACCAGGCGCGGAATCTCGTCGAAGCCGTGGTCGTGTTCGTCGGCTTGGTCCAGTCGGTTAAACTTGCCGTACTGCTGTGCCAGCTTCGCGATGGCGGCGGCATCCTTCTGCCTGACGGCGATGGCATAGCCCTCCATGATCATGTTGTTGAATCGCCAGCGGTGCCACTCCTTCGAGCATTGCTGCAGATTGCCGATGATGGCGTGCAGAATCTCGATGTCCTCGTAGGCTTTCCGCTTCGAGAGCGGCTTGCCGTCTTCGATGTAGTTCGCCTGGATGTAGTCGATATACTCGCGATCCTTCTTCAGCGGATTGCGAAGCATGAAGTTGTAGATGTCGCGGAGCCTGACGATTCGTTGTATCATCTGTTCCTCGACACCCTTCTCCCTCAGTTCCGCCACGGGGAGCATGAGGTTGTCAGCGTATGTATCAATGTTGAAGCGCATATCATTCTATTGCTATCTGGGCCGCCTTCAGGTATTCGTTGGCCGCCTCGATGGCCGTTGGCGAGCCCACGTCAGCCAGTCGCAGCGTCTTCTGGTGCAGGTCGAGGGCGCGTTCAGCCAGCACTCGCCGGTAGAGCTTCCCCACCTCGCTCCAGGGGTTCAGGAACTCGGCCACTTGGTCACCATTCAACCCCAAAAGGTCGCCAATCTGGGAGGGCGTCATCAGCGCCTTCGCCAGTGGCTCGATTTTCTCCAGGTATTCTTTGTTCATAGTCGGTTATGATTCCAGTTCCTTTTTCCAGGTCAAGTTCCACAGCCCCTTCGCCGCAGAGCGTGACGTACTCGTTCATCAGCACGCCGAACACGTCATCGTCGGTGGTGATGATGGTGCTTTCCGCCCGTGCGCCGTAGGTTTGGTTCTGTGATGTGATGACCGACACCGTGGCCCGTTCGTTCCTCACGAGCAGAATCTTCGAGTGGTTCTGTGAGAGAAACACGTGCTCGAAGGCATGACAGAGCAGCTGCTCCAGGTGCAGCGTCTTACGTGCCGCCCGTTGGTCGAGCAGAATGGCCGAGTGGCGCACGAGTCCTTTGTCCTTCAGGATGGCGAAGCCGTTGAGAAAGGGTTCCGACGTCGAGAACGACGACACCCACACGTCGGCCTTGCCCGTCTGCCTGAGCAACCATCCCAGCAGTCCGAGTGTGTGCAGCCCTTGTCCGAAGTAGGCCTGCAGGGGCTTCTCGTCGATGGGCTGCAACAGTTCGTCGATGTTCCTACCCCTGCTCATTGACGGAGATGCCGAGTCCGCGCAGTCGTTCCAGTGTGTCGGGCTTCAGTGTCTGCTTCAGGGTCATGAGTGTGTTCACGGCCTCTTGCAGCTTCTGCAGCGTCTCTTCGGTCTGTTCCTCGCGTGCCAGACCTCTGGAGATGGCCGTGCGTGCCTTCTGTATGGCCTTCACGTTGTCGGCCACCTGTTCCTCCACGGGCTTCTCCGGAGCCGGTTGCCATGCGTCATAGCGCTGGTAGTCGTTGCGCAGGTCGGTGTCGAGTTGGCGCAGCTGGTAGCAGAGCTCGTTGCCGTCGCATGGTGCGTAGTCCGGCTTGGCGATGAGCAGCGCCAGTTGGGTGTGGAGGGCGCGCATGCGCTTCCATCGCTCCGCGTTCTTCATCCAGAGGGCCTTGATGTTGTCGGGCAGCGTGTCGTGGTCGGCGCGCTTGCCCAGTCGTAGCTGCGTGGTGGAGGGCGTCGGTGCGTCGGCGGCTTCCTCCTCGGCCACATCCTCGGGCACGGTGGCCAGCGTCTCTTCCACGAGCTTCAGTGTCTCGTCGTTGTACTTCTTCACTTCCGCCGTGGTCAGTCCGCGGTTGCGGATGTCGAGGAACTTGCGCAGGTCGGTGCGAATCCAGGGGAGCATGTGTTGAGGACGGCGCAGCGTGGAGTTATAGATACCACGCTCGCGTTGTGGGCTGCATTGCAGGAGCAGCGTCGCGCCTTCGATGATCTGCGCGTCGGTCGGTGACTCGATGGCGAGGAAGGCTTGGATTTTGTTGGTGAATTGTTGGTCCATGGTTTTGTTTTTTGGGAGTTTTCTAAGGAGTGTAGGAGTGTAGGAGTGTAGGAGTGTAGACAGTAGTCTGGGAGTTTGGGGGCTCGCACACGGTGCTCGACACTGAACGGGGATGCCTGGGCTATTGTCCCTTTAAACCCTGGTGCTTGGGGCCTCGCATGGTATGCGAGGAAACGGGACGATGATAGCCTTGGCTATTGTCCCTTTAAGCCCTGCCACTCCCCTTTATGCCCTGCCACTCCCCAACGCAAACGCGGGGCGAGACCGTCGTGGCCTGCGTCCCGCGAAGCTAAAGAAAAAGTCCGATTTCAAGAAGAGAGTAGTCAGGTGGTGGCCTTCACCTTGCCGTCGGCACAATCCAGATAGGTTGTGGCCGTGAGGGGCAGCTTACCCGTGTACGTGGGCACGGGGCAGTCGTCGTAGCACTGGATGGCGAAGGTGGTGGTCGATGCCGCAGTGGCTTCAGCAGCGGTGTCACCAGCAGGCGACGTGTGGCACTTGAACATCTCGTTGCCCAGTACGGCGAACGAGCCATTGCGGTTCTGGTAGACGTAGACCAGGTCGTCGTTCAGCGCCTGACGGGCGAAGCCCTTGATGTCGTCGTCTTGACCGGCGACCACGGCGTTGGCCTGGTTGTTGAAGAGTTTCGAGCCATCTTCCCCGACGGTCTCGAAGGTGACGTTCGAGGCTTCGTCCTTGAGGTCGATGAACTGGAAGAACTTCTCGGCGGCGAGCGTGAAGTCACCGACGAGCTTCGCAAGGTCGGCCATCGTCTTCACGCCCTCCTCGCCCACATTGGGCAGCGAGGGGAAGGCAGCGATGTCAGCCTTGTTGATGTAGTAGAGGCGGCGGCGAATGCCGGGCAGCACCTTCTTTCCGGGGCAGGCCTCTATGCTCTGATATAGGGATTCAGTTGTGCAAGACATGAGCTTTTACTTTTTAGGAGTGTAGGAGTGTAGGAGTGTAGGAGTGTAGACAGTAGACTGGGAGTTTAGGAGTTTGGGAGTTTGGGAGTTTGGGAGTTTGGACAAAACTCTTTTTGTTCGAGATTTTGTGAATGATTTTGAGATTATTTTGTGTCCGAATACCCTCACTCTTCACTTCCTTGGAATTTCCGCCCCCTCACCCTCCCACGAGGGGAGGGTTTGGAATGCGGGCGATTCCCAGGGTCTCTGCAATACTATTCAGCGAGCTTGCCTACGAGGAGGGCCTCTTTGGCGAGCGTGCGGATCTGTGCGCCGTAGACGGCGGCATACTCAAAGGTGAGCGACCACGAAGAGTACTTCTCGATGCCGACATGGTTCTCTTGCGAGTTGATGTCTGTGCCCAGCAGGAAGTTGGGCTTCGTCGAGATCTTCAGGAACTTCGAGTCGGCCATGTTCGACAGCACCACGAAGTGGCACTTGCCATGCGAGCCTTCGAGCGTCATCTTCTCATACTCGGTGTTGTAAGGCAGTGCGCCGTGACGAGCCTGGTAGTCGTCGATGTAGTCCCAGTAGACGCTCTCCGGAATGTACATGAAGCATTCGCGGTCGCGCAGATGCTTGTTGGCCGCGCGGTAGTACGCCTTCAGCTGGTCTACAGCCGTGCTGGCCGAGATGGCAGCATCGAACTCGTAGAGGTTGCCATTGGCGACTTTGAGGTTTTCCGCCGTGATCTCCTTGCTGATGATGGTGTCGAAGCCATCGAAGAGGTCCTTGGTGGTCTTGCCGGCCACGTTGCGCACACCATCCCAAATGTGGTTGTTCAGGTGCTCGCCAATCTTGGCGGCGAAGTAGGTGGCCACGAGGCGGGCAATCTGGTGGGTGGTCATCGTTCTGCCGAGCATAATGCTCTGGCCGTAGATGCTCTGGAAGATTTCCATGGGGTCGAAGTCGCGAGCGCAGTTGCCCGGCCACACCTGGAGTGTGCGTCCTACGATGTCGTAGTCGGCAGCCTCCTGGTTCGTCTTCGACCATGGAGCGAGCTGGGCATCACCCTTGAGTTCGCCCCAGACCACTTGGTTGCGCACGCCGGGCACGAGGGTGATGTACTTCAGGGTGTTGTCCTTCATCACCTCGATCGGCTGCATGATGAGTTCACGCCGATACTGACGGCATGAGGTCTCCAGTATCTCTGGAGTGATGCGCGCCCGCATCTCGTCGGGCGTCATCATCTGTTGTGCTTGGCTAGCCATGTTGCTTTGCTGTTAAGAGTTTTGGTGTAAAAAGTTGAGTTGAGTTGTGAGTGGGTGAGCGGCTGCTTAGAGCAGATCCTTCACCTGGTCGTAGAGGTCTGCCGAGCTGACGGCCTCGGGCTCCGCCTTGGCGTGCTGTGAGGAGTCGTCGCCGGCCTCGTTTTTGAAGTCGTCGAACTCCTTCTGTAGGTCGGCCTTCGCCTTCGTCAGGTCGTCGAACTTTTTCTGCAGGTCGGCCTTGGCTTTCGTCAGGTCGTCCACCTTCTTGTCTCTGTCGGCCAGAGCGGCCTCGATGCTGTTGAGCTGGGCTTCGCTGAGCGTGGCATTGCCGTCAGCGAGCGCGATGTCCTGGATGCCGAGGACAGCG